CCGTTGACCAAATTGGTTGCGACGCCACCACCCGTCAAAACTGAAGGATTGTTAGCAAGCATGGTAGTTAAGACTGAAATTCAGACCCAAAAATAATGGAATTAGCCGTGGTCGTAGCCACAAACTTAGCCGCCTTTGCCGCCGCCTGACTCCAAGTGTACGCATTGCCATTGGTCAGAATGTGGCCGTTCGTCGCACTCGGAGTGCTGCCGTCAAACGTGCAATACGTCGGAGCCGCCTGCACATCCAGAATAATCATGTCCGTCCGCTCGTTAAACGCGGCAAACTGCACCGTAGCCGTAGAGGTAATGGTCAAACGCTGGCCAAGAACCGCTGCGCTCGTACCGTTCGTTTGCCCAACCGTCGAAAACGTCGGCTTGGGGTAGATGTTGTTTAGATTGTAAGCCATCTGATTTGTAAGTTGAAATTACCAAGCCCTGTTCTGAGAAGTTGTGTGAGTGAAAACCTGCATGGTGATGGTGTCCGGCTGCTGGCGCTCAATACGGTCCCATTCCTCCAGCTTCTTCTGCTCCGCCATCTGATAAGCCTGCGACGCCTTATCCCATTGCCCGTCCTGCGTCAGCCAATCCGCATACGTCTGCCATACTAGCGGCTGACTCAGCATTTCCGGCACCGGCTGAATCACCCACTTAGCAGACGAACTCTCCGGGCTTTGCCCAGCCGTCGTAGCCGTAACGCACTTGTAGTAGTCGCTTGTCCCCGTACCGGCCCCGCTCGTAAGCGTGTAATAGATGTACTGCCCCGCCACGTAAGTAGCGGTAGCCGAGTATACGTCCCCCGAATAGTTGTAGGGAGCTTTCCGGTAATACGTGTAAATGGGATTGGCCGGATTGGTGTTGTAGGTGACGTAACCGTTTGTCCCCATAAACCCACCCGCCGTGCTAATCATCTGAATCCCTTCCGAGTTGATGACAAACCCCTGCGGACGGGGGTAGGTAATCATGGCCGGATTGTCGATCCAAGCCTGGAAGAAGTTGTCGATGACGTTTTCCCCCGTCTGGTCCCACGGAATCGTAAACTGCTGCGGGGACGTGTTGGTCTGCTGAATCAGCAGCGCACCCCACACGTACAAGCCCTTGGACGCATCACCGGCATAACTCAGCGTCGTTCCATCCGTCGAAACCTGCACGGTGGAACTCTGAGACGTTGCCGCCGTGCCGCTTGTGTACGTGATGGTACAAAGGAAGTAGCCGTTCGGGAATTGCTGGATGTTGGACGACGTTACGTTCGAACCTGCCCCCACCGTCCCCGATTGCACGTTAAAGAACGTGCTAAAGGTCGTGGTGCCATCATTAGCTGCCAAATAAACGTAACTGCGGCCATTCGGACGCACGTAGGCACTCAACTGATAGCCCGTACTTGGAAAACACGTTAAAGCGTTCTGGGCGACGTTGTGCGCCCCAGTCGCAGACGTTTCCATCACTTTGCTGGCCGTCACCCGGTTATCCGCCGGATTAGCAATGGAATTGGCCGTCACCGTCGTATTGGTGGCAGTCCAATAAGCCGTCTGGCTCAAATCATTCGGGTAAACCAGCAAATCACCCGCAAATCGAGCTTCACCCCATACGCTCAAATCCGTCCAATTGCCCGCACCCCAAATTTGACGCACATTGGCGTTCCACAGGTTATTGATGGATTCCGCAACCTCAGTCGTCAAACGACTCGTCGGAAGTCCAATCAAACCACAGATGTTTGCCAACGCACGAGAATATGGGATCGTTCTCAATTACGCCTTTTTGTCGGCGTACCATCCTCCGGTCAAACCGTGTCTCGCGGCATTGACTTTGGGACGATAGCCTTTTGCACACATATGCGGATTATCCACTAAATACTCGGGCAGCCATTCATGCACGGCATTACCGTGCTGCTGCTGCAAACGAAAGAACAACCGGGCATCAATACGGGCCGCCTGCTGTCCCAAACCATCCATTTGCGTGCTGCCTTGGCTCGCCATCACCCGTGCCAGCATCTTCTGATTCAAGTCCGTCTTTACCTTCTCCTCGGGAATTTTGCCCTCAATTTCACGCCAGAACTGGCGCACAAACTCAGGGGGGACACTTGAAACGATGCCTTGGTCGGCAATGTGGTCGGCAGCAATCATGTAAAAAGAAAGGGGCAGAGCCTCAGAGCGAGGATGCCCCAGGGTAGGGTCTTAACCCAAACGCGGGTCGGTGCCCACGTCGATAATGTTCAGATAGATGTCCAGATCGCCCGCAGTAAGCGCGCTCGGACTACCACCCGTAGCATTGGTGAACACCGCCACCATGCTCGCAGTCGCCGTAGCGGTGCGGATGGTCGCGGTCGTCGGAACACCGGCAAGAACACCCGCCGTCAGAATGGACTGTGAGGTCACAAAACTGTTGGTGGTGGTCGTGGTGCCAATAACCACCGTCATCGCCGTGGTGCCAGCAAAGGCAGTACGGACGTTGACGAGGGCATTGTTAACAACCCATTTCGCCGGCAGATTGCCCAGCGTCAGGGTAACGGTGTCAGACGCGCCAGCGCCAAAAGCGATGTCGGCGTAATTGACGGTATATTTCTGCGAAAACCCGCGAGCCTGCTCTTCCAGAGAAAGAGAAGCGGTACGGGCACGAGCGATAGTAACAGCAGTATCAGCCATGGTAATTTCCTCCTAGTTTAAGGTTAGCTGGTAGCGGCGAACTTGCCGAGACCAAGGGGGTTCTTCACCATGAGCGTCAGCGCCGCGAGGATGAACCCGCGACGACCGCCACCAAGGTCAGGAAGCTCGTTCGACTCAATGCCAAGCATATAGCCGATACCAACGAGTTCGGGATCGATGACGTAACCGCGAGCCTTCTGCTGGTTCGTGGTCGAAGACACATCCGCGCCATCGAGGATGCCGTTGAACAGATCGGGAACGACGGTGACGGTATGGAAGTCGCCAACGTACACCGTGACATCAAGGTCAATCTTGTGCTCGGTGGCGTCCTGCGTAACCATGTAGCTCTTCGCCGTGGTCGTGCCTTCCTGGCGCTGGAACTTCGAGATCGACCGCTTAAGCGACGGACCAGCGAACAGCGTGTAGGTGCGACGACCGCCAACCTGTTGGAAGATCGACTGGAACACATCGTTGAACGCCGATTCACCAAGCGAAGCGGTGGCGGTGGTGTCGATGGAAGCAGACGGGGTACGGAACGAGGCCGGAACGTCGGTGCCGGGGCTCGTGCTGATCCACTTGCCGAGCGCCCGCAGCTTGTAGGGAGCCGGAGGGGCTTCCTGCTGGCGGTCGTTGTCGGAGCCAATACAGGCTTCAATGTCGCGCTTGAGTTCGCGCATCGCCTTCATTTTGGCGTTGGCAACTTCAGACGAAACACCAGCCACATCGGAAGCCTCCTGCAAGCGGGAGACCATCCACTGTTCGCGGAACTGTTGGACATAATTGCCAACGCGAGCGCGGTTGACGGCCTGATTCTGGAAAGCCAGTACGTCCTGACCTTCAAGAATACCACCGAAATTGGGGGCGGAAAGCGAATCGACCTGCCACTCTTGGTAGGCATTGGTCATGCGCTTGGTCTTGGAGAAGGTGGAAACCTTCGGAGTATCTTCGGGAGCCAGGATCGTGAGGAAATCGGTCAAGTCCTCGCGGTCGCCAGCGACATTGTAAGTAGTAGAGAGAGCCATGTTAGTTAACGATTAGATTTTGAAAGTTCACGAGCCAAAAGGAACTGCGCTGCTTGATTTGCCGTGACGCCACCACTCTTGGACATTGCCGAGCGCATTCCTTCCAACTGACTTTGGGTTTTAGTTTGCGACGGTGCGCGATTGTCAGATCCAGAAGAAGATACCAAGGCTTGGGCAGGAGGAGGGGTCTTAGACACAGATATGTTTGGTTTGGTGCTGGTCTTAGATCGCTTCTCCTTGGCCTCAAGCGCCTTCAACCCCTCAATCTGCACCCCAATAATCCAATCCGCGTTCGGAAGGTTACGGAGCCACGGCATAGCCATGTAAGCCTGTTGGGCTTGTACATATTCTGGAGCTGACTTGTCTCTCAAGAAGGGAAACTTCTCAAAAGCCACCTGTTGTGCTTGATTCTTGGTCTGAAGGAATTGGGCTCGGGCCGGGATGTCATCCTCCAACGTCTTTTCAGCGTTACGGAGAATGGTTTTAAGGGCGTCGCGGTTGACGACTGTTTCACCCATACGAAAGGGTTCAAAGTCGTCCCGATCCAACTGCTCTTGGGCAAATCGCTTCGCTTCTTTGGCTTGCTGATGTAGCTTACCAAGGTCCGCAATGTTCTCGATCTGAGCAAGGGGGGCAGTTCCCTGCGGTAAAGGAGTCAGCGGTACAGGCTGCTGTTCCTGAGATACCTGACCCTGCTGCTGCATGGCCAGAGTAAGCTCATTCACTTTTGCCTCTAACGCTTTCCGCTTCGCCACTTCCTTACCAATTCGCTTATCAATCTTCTTCTTTAGCTCGGGCGAATAATCCTGAGAATGAACGTCTCCTTCCGGCTCACCTTCGCCTTCAGCTTGCGCGTCAGACTGGGATTCACCGTCCGGGGCAGACTCAGCTTGCGCTGCTTCTGGGTTAGCGGAGTTTTCTTCAGGCGATGCCTGTGTAGTCTGTTCCGCTGTAGCTGCTTGAGCTTTAGCATTCTCCGCCTCCATATTGAGGAGACGTTGCGCGGCTTGAGCAACCGTCAGATTACTTTTCGGGGCATCACTATTTGCGGTGGGCGCTTGAGGCGCTTCTGCTGGCTGTGAAGTAGCGGAGGTCGAATCGTTGGTCATGGGTTTAAGCCCCCAAGGGCGAAGAACAAGGCGGATGCCTAGTGCTAGTAGCGGTGCTTATGTCTTGCGTTAGAGTCAATCATTATTTTGAACTCTAATAATGGCTAGCGTAACCGAAACCATGAAGGCTATACGCTACTTGCTGGAGAAGTACGGCAATGTAGAGCCTACAGGCGCGTCTCCCTCCATTGAAAAAGACCGGCCCCGTCACTTTCCCATTAGCAAAGCTACTCGACGCGAAATCCTTGTCCTGCGTGAGAACGGAATGACGGTAGCCAACATTGCCATCACTATCGGACGATCAATTACGACCGTCCGCAACGTCCTCAAGATGCACGCTGCTCGGCTTCAAGCTCGGCGCGTTGCGTGTGCTGTTGCACAAAATCCTCATACAGCGCCGCAATTGCTTCGTAAGCCCTGATCTCGCCTAGCGCCGCCAAGGTCAGGCGCTCATCCTTTACTACGAGGTCGTTGATTGAGTCCAACATGGCATTCCGCTGAAGTTCACGGATCTCGTCCATGAAATCGGCAAATGCGTCATTACCGGCCAAACGATACAGGGCTTGTTGAAGCCGAGCTGACTTTTCGGCAGTGGTCAGCAAGGTTTTGGATGTTTTCTTAGGCATTAACGGGGATTAGGAGTGGCGGGCATTGGTCCCGGCATAGCGGCACCAAGCTTACCAATCTGAGCGTTTTGTGACTGCACCATCTGCTGCTGGTATTGCTTGGCGCGGGCGTCGATACGCTCCTTGAAGTTCTTGTCCTGTGAATAACGCTGCTGCACATCAGGCTGTTGCAGGTACTGCTGCATGACTTGCAGGCCCAACTGCGGCGGAGTCCCGATCTTGATGTTGCGGGGGATGCCGGCAAAGATTTGGGCAAGATCGGCGTGTTCGTCGTCCACCACTTTCTGCTGACCGGCCTGCACCGGACGCAGGATGCGCTCGGCGGCATTGGGGTCAATGTTGGCAATGAACATCTGGCAAAGGGCGGACCAATCAATGACGCCATCGCGGTCAAGGGACTGTGCGGCTTGAATGATGGCGTTCCATTTTTCCGACATCCGCTTAAAGTCGGTAGACTGCACATCCCATGACAGGTAGAAATCAAACTCCTCGTTGATTTCACCCTTCTGGAACACGGAAGCATCGGCGTCTTTGACGCCCATGACTCGGAACATCACCTCATCCTGACCGTACTGCTTGTAGAGCTTCCACACTTGGCGAAAGACTCGCGCCATACAGGACAGGAACTTATCCACTTCAAACTGATTGAATATGGGGTCAATGGATGGATCGCCTTCCTTGGACGCAAAGCCGTTGTACTCCTTGAACGACGCTTCCAGCAGATTTTCGGAGTTCTCCGTGTTCATGTCGGGAGCCGGACGATCCGCGTAGTGGTATTCGTTCGCTCGACGTTCGCTAATCATGGCGCCCGGACCCCAACGGCCAGGGGGACGACCTTGCGGATAACAGATAGGCGGGAGAATGGCGATGGAGGCCGCATCAATGCGGCTATCCTTGTGCGCCTTGATCTGGTCCTGCCACGGTTTACCCGGCTCCGGTACACCGCGAGAGTCATGCAGCTTGCGGCTTAGGTACTCGCGGCGATAAAGGATAAACGGGTATTGTCCGTGCGCGTAGCCAAGCAGCCCAGTCTTGGCGTAACCCTCGTGCTTACTGTCAGGAGGAAGATGCGGGTGAAACACCGTGCAATAGATGCCCGGCACCCCGTCCTCGTCAGAAAGCCGCTGATAACAGTACACCACGCCAATCCGATCCGTGAAACGCTGCTGCGTGTAAACAAACGAGCGGCTGATGGGCTGAAGGTACTCGGACGGGCTGATCGTAATTAGGCGACCGCGCTGCGTGCGAATAGCAGCCTCAACCCACTCTTCGTCCCAATCGTCATCGCGTACCATGGCCCGCAACTTTTCCGCCGTGAAGTATTCCACGCGGTAGATACCAGGAGCTTGCTCCAAATCCGTCGAAAACGACGGGATAAACAACTGTTCATCCAGATTGAAGGCGCGGATAATCGGGTAGCTGCGTTCCGGCCCTTCCATTGGCACAGAGGTTTCACCCTTCTTCCGCAAATCCTTCAGCATGGAAGCAGCTTTGCCTTTGCTGCATCCGTACTGCTCGGTGAAGATCATTTTTAGATCCTCAGAAGCAGCGTCATCCTCAATCAAAGCCTGCACATCAATCTGCGGAAACTGAGTTTGTAGGTCATTTAGCCGCACGTTGACCAACACTTTTTCACGGCGCTTTTCCCAAAATACGCCCA